GAGCAAGTAGGCAAATTAAAATTGCTTCATCTTTCCACGACCCTTTCATTTGGTCTACGGCTGATGCTTCCCATGCTACTTTACCAGCGATCTGATCTTCTTTTAATTTAGTTGCTGCTTTAACTTCTGTAAGTTTTAATTCTGCTTTTGCTTTTTTTGTATTAATAAAACCCTTGACGCCGTCTGCAACGACGCCAAGAAGAGGTTTAGCTAATAATTGCCAAACCATAAATTAGATTGCTCCAATTATTATGATTACGACCACTGCGACAATAGCCGCCTTGATCCAGTCTTTCATTTTCCAGTCACTCCATTCTTTTAGGTGTGCCCATAGATCTTTAATTAAATTCATTTTTCCTCCTAGTGTTCAGTCAAGTCAAAATCTGCTTCAAACTCAACTTCTTTTGTTGGACTCATAACTTCATCAAGTTTATTTAATGCTTCTTTTATATCATGTTCACAGTTTAAGCAACCACAATGGCATTTACCGCCATTACCATGGTGACATTCGTGTTTACAATGCCTACAAAGAGCCATTAGTGTAACGTTGCCCGTTCATAATCGTGGTTTTCTAAACCTTCTGCAAAAGCATGTATCATATCTTGCGTTTGTTCTGGTCCTAATATATTTAGATAAATTGTTTTTGCTACAACCATTAATGACGCACTAAGTGCCATTGGGTCTTGCGGATGTTGGTCCGCAAAAGCAAATACTTCATCTAAAATTGCTTTTGGACTACTTCTTTTTGGTAGTTTTTCTTTTTTTAACAACTTTTTTACCTTTTTTTTCAATGTAGCCTCCGTCTTTTGCCATGTATTGAGATACACTAGTACCTTTTGCTAATTGTTTTCTTATACTACTTGGATCACCAACTCTAGTACCAAATTTTTTCTTATATTTCTTTGCAAGTAGTCTTGCTATTCTTTTATCTACTCCCATCACGCCCTCTTTGACCTGCTAAAGTTACTTCTGCTCTTAGATCTGCTTGATCTTCTTGGCTTTGTAATTTTTCTTTGTCCATGTCATCTTTTTGTTGCAGTTTTTCACCTTCAAAATTAAGTTTCTCAACATCTAAATCTAATTTTTCTTCAGCAAGTTGTTTATTTTGTTGTATTTCTTGTGAACGAATGTTTAGTTCTTGTTGTTTCAAGTCAATTAATGGATCAGAGTTTTGTGAATCAAGATATTCTTGTTCTTCTGCCACTAAAGCCTCTGTCATTTCTACAATTTTTTCTGCAACTTGATTTTCTATTTCCATTTGGAATTGTTGTTGTAGTTCTTGTGGTATCTGTCCACCAAATTGTGCTGCTTGCTCTTCCATTTCTTGTTTGTTTTTTTCCATAATTTCTTCTCTCGCCATAAATGACAAGTGTTCAGATATATGTGATTGTAATATTCCCATTGTAGGAGGATTATTTTTTACTAACATTGATGACATAAAGGCTTGATGTGCATCAATATGTGCTTTGTGATTTTGTCCTTGGAATGCTTGTAGCTTCATCATTTGTAATGATTTAGAATTCTCCATTCCCGGATCTTCCGGTTGTGGTTGTTGAGGACGTGTTAATATCTTATCAATATCCCTTACACCCAGTGCTTCATACATACGTCTGTACGCTTCATGCATGTTGTGCATTTGCGGATTAGAAGTTGCCATTTGCATTTGAGTTTGTGCCAGCGTTACCCGCTGAGACATAGAAAAAATATTCGGATCAGAAACGGGAAGTATATCGACGCGCTCATCAAAGTCTTGTTGTTTAATAACTCGATTTCCACCTCTAACAGCATAAGGATACTCAGCAGGTAAACTTTCAGCAAAGACTCGTGATAGTAATTTAAATTCAACTTTTTGTGCGTAATGTAATCGTTTATGTATAGCGTTCATCACTTTCGTGCCGCGTTCCATGATTGCCATTGTTGTGCCCACTGGATTTGCTTGTGAGCCTTCGCCCATTTTGTTATCAGCAATAGCAGCAAACTTTCTGCCTGCATCAACAACAAATCCTAGTAGTTGGAAAAGAGTCGCACTTGGTTCTTTATAAGGTATCAACATCAAGGATTCGCGGATCGCGCCTCCCGGTGCATCTACATCCCGGAATTCTCCGGGTTGGAGCGGTTGATCATCGTCTCTAACGCGCAGCCCTCTTGCTTTAAAGCCTGCAGGGAGATTGGACAACGTACCAGCATCAATGAGTTGACGTAGGGCTGATGTCGCAGTTCTTGAGAGACCTCCGAGCATGTGGATAAGACCAAAACCATAAAAGCCAAGGCCGGGTAAAAACTTATAGTGAACAAAGTATTGTATCTTTTTACGAAGGGGATCTGTTTCATTGTAATTCCTATATATAGATAAAACTTCTCCGGAACCTTCGTCAACAGTAACAACATAAGGTAGTTTTATACCAGTAGGTTCTCCTGTTTGCGAGTTCTTATCTTCGAATCCCGGTATGTCCAAATCGCAATGAAACTCTAGAAGTACTATGTCCTCTGCATTTTGTGTAGCAGTAATACCATCTAATTCATCATACTTTTCTCCAGCTTCATTTTTATCTGCTTGTGACATTGATACTTCAATATCGCGGTACATTCCGCTTACTTGTTTTTTACGTAACTCGTTACCCATTGTCTTAACAACATGTGTAACACGTTCACAAGATTCCATGTCCGTTGAAACATATGGCATAACCACATCTTCTGCTGGAACAAATTTAGAAACCGCTCTACCTTTTACAGCGTCATAATAAACTTTTTTAAAGGCACTACCTGCTAGTGGTAAATGAAATAACATTTGATCAAGTTCTTGATCGTATTCTTCCATTTCATAACTAATCTGATAGTTCATGAATTCTTTAACACGTTGTGCTTGCTCTTCAACCTCTGGTGTTATATCACCTACTATTTGTGTGCGAATAGGCCCTTCAGCGGGTAGTAACTCTTTATAAGCTTGCGCTTGAAATTGTGTAACTGTTTCTGCTAGTAATGGGTGTGTTACTCCTGTTGCACCAGCAAAAGGTTTTGATCTTACTTCGTATTTAAATCCTAATAGGTCTAGGCCCTCGGTATATGTTTTAAGCCAATCGCCTCTAGCATCTTTATCATATTCGTAGTCACTAACTAATTCATTAGCTAAAGCTGATAATTCATCACTTGGAATAAGTTCTGCAAGGTTCGCGTTAAATGCTCCTTCTTCTGATACATCTTCTGCAGGGTTCACGATTGCTGATCCGTCTTCCATCATCATCGCATCACCGTCCATCATAGGAGATGTTATTTCTTGCTCCGAGCCTTGTTCTATTTCTAGATCAATAAGTTCTGGATTATTTTTTTCTATAGCCATTATTCTACTCTTCCAAATCCTACATTTCTATTTAATTGAGGATCAGAACTTTTACCTGTCATTACATTCATTTTATCAAAAAGATATTTTAATCCTTGAGTGGACATTGGAGTTAATTCTTTTTGCATGGTTTTTTTTAAAGAAGGCATTAAAGCCTGTAATTGATTAATTATCAAATTAATATTATCTTCTGATGAATCACCTTGTTGTTTAGCTATTTGTAAAGCAACAGATGTAATATCTGGTGCGCGCATGCTTTGATTTTCATCATCTCTCATTGATTCTCTTAACATTGCCATGCGTTCTTGTATTGGATCACCACCTTCTTGCATACCAAGTGGTCTTGTCATATAATCAATATTCATTATTCCTCCTTTATTAAATGTCATTGGTTGTGTATTTTGATTTGTAGGTAATATATTCATTAGCTCTGGATTTTTTTCTATCATATCCATTGCTAGTTCTGACATTACTCCTATTGGACTTGCAGTCTTAATTCCTTTTACAACGTTTTTAAATAAATTTAAAATTTGTTTTTTAGGAACATTTTTGTAAAGTTTTTTAATTGTATCAACAAAGTATTTTCGTTGATCTGTTACGTTTTTAAATTTTTTCTCTGCTACTTTTTGTATTTTTGTTCCATCATTCCATATTTTTGCATTATTTGGAGCACCTTTTTTCCCGGGTTCCACGCCGCCCATTCCTACTTCTAATGTTCCTTTGGTAGTTAATCTAGGACGATTTTTACTTATTACATTTTTGTATTGTAGTTCGGGTTTACCCGCGTCTCTAAGAAGTTTATTTAAATAATTAGTTTTACTAAAGGGATCACCTAAACTAACTCCTAATTTTGTTAGCTTACGGTTAAATTGAGTGTTTGTAAGATTAAGTTCTTTTAAACCTTTATTAAAAGCTTCAGTATCTAATCTTATTGAAGGTGTTTTATCAAATATACCCATATTTACTTTTTCATCGCGGTGGCGGCTTTCACCGCCATGCGACTAACCCAGTCAGAGGTGTGTGCGTTTGAGGCCGACTGGAAACTCATT